TAGCGCCTCCAATTTATCCAAATCGCCAGATAACACCAATGCAACCGCCTCGCAAAGGATTCCCATTTTAACACGCTCTAAGTTGTCCCAACTTAAATCTTTTGGTTGGTCTTTTCTTTGCCCGGCTGTTTTTTGGCTTGCCATTTTCAACCAATCATCAACAAGCTGTTTTAGCGCCGGTATATTCGACTTTTGACCTCCTCTCTGCAGCATGACCCACATGCTGAAATTCTCTAGGGGTCTAGGGTCAAGGTTTGCCATACAGCGCCTCACTTTCCAGCCTCGTCAAGGCGCTGCACCATCCGCTGGCGCTTGACGTCGGCTATGGCCGGGTCGCCGTGATATCCTGCGGCCTCCAGCATCTCCATGCAGAGCTGCAGGTCGGTCAGCTCCTCACTGATGGCCAGCCAGCACTCGGGCGTGGTCTTGGGGGTGGGATTCTCGCCCCGCAGCCGCCGGGCCTCTTTCAAGCAGGCGTGGGCAAGCTCGGCGCATTCTTCAGCGGTCTGCTCCAGCATGGCGGGCTTGCCGATGCGGTCAACGATAGGTTTCATAGAGCACCTCCAAATCAAACAAATTCTTTCGGCGGCAAGTCTGCTTTCTCGCCGATTTTCTTCCAAAGGTGCAGACAATACGGATGAAGGTTAACATACTCGTTTTTCGGCGGATGGAACTGCACCACGCATTCATCGTCACGCCAGAAAATATCCTTGACCAAGCACATCTCGTCCCATGTCGGGCAGCGGTTGCGCAGGCTCACGCTAACGTGCTCCCAGCCGCCGGCCCACGATGCAATAATCGCCATTTCCCTCGGTGCCTTGTATCGCTTATCGTCGAGGTAGCAGGCCATGCCGTCAAACCCGGATTCTACGATTCTAAGACGTTTGTCACTCTTGATTTCGGCTATCTTTCGCATGGTCAATCCTCCTTATCGCAGTACAGCGTTCCGTCGGAGTTGTATCTAGGAGTCATCGCGCAGAATGTGGCATAAGCATTTTTCCACTCTCGGTATACGATATACTGCACACCGGTCTCCCGATCTTGGTACACATCAAAATCCCCATCAAAGGCCACTTTTTCCATACTGAAACCGACCTGTACATTTTGTCCGCCCGCCGCCGATGCTGTCCAACACCCGCACAGGGCAAGGATCAGCGCGGCCAAGGCAACCATCTTTTTAAGTTTCATCTTTCTTGTCCTCCATTTCTGTTATCTCGATTTCCACCCGTGGTCTCGCTTTGTCCACCGCCCAGTCATCGAAAAAGCCAATGATCTCCTTCCATCCATCGTTTTGCAGCACCTTGCAGCGGACTAACGCATCCTGCACAAACTTACGCCCGGCGGTGATGTTGTCCCGGTCCCGGCGGCGGTCCGGCTCGACCCACAGATACCGCATCACCACCGGCCGGCGGATATGTACGCCATGTAGCTGGCGGCGAATCTCGGCGCAGATGCGGCGTTCGGCATCCTTTTTGAGCTGGGCGCCCTTGTACCGGTTGGACCGCTCGGCCTCGATCAGCTCGTTCAGGCCGGGCAGGCGGCCGGGGATGGTCAGTTTGTATTGCATGGGGTCACTCCTTCTTTTCAAAACAGGGTCAGCTGCCCATATTCGTTTTCACTGGCAGCCGGTTGTGCCTTTTTAGGCCGCGTCCGCGGTTTTTGTGTGGTTGTTTCAGGTTTTGAAACAACCTCTGCACCTTTCGGATTTTCCGCGCTGCACATCATATCCACCTGGGCCCACACCCGGCGCCAGTGCCAGACGTCCCTAAAATACATGGGCGTATACCAGACGTTCCCCTCATCCCGCGGGATCAGCCCCCTCCGGTCATAGGCGGTCGACGGGTGGGCCATGGTGTCGCCGATCACGACGTACCCGGCGCAGCCCAGCAGGCTGAGCTGTATGTAGCACATCAGTCCGACGATATAGTCGATGTCCTGCGCAACGTATAGCACACTTTGCTGGTAATTGACCTTTTGCCGCAGGCACTCGTTGGCAAATGCCACCAGCAACGCCCCGGCCCCGCAGGCGGGATCAGAGACCGATACCCAGCCCTGCCTCTCAACCTGCGCGGCGATATTCTCACTGTTCAGCGCAGACATGGCGCTGCACACGTTGTAGGGTGTAAAAAACTGTCCGTTGTGCTCGTTGCCGAGGCCGAGCGTCATGAAAATTTCGCCAAGCAGGTCTTGATCCTGGTTTTCATCCAGTGCGGCTACAACCATGCCCAGCATCTCGGCCATGGTCTGCCGCTCGGCTTCCGTGTATTTTTCGCTCAGGGTTTTGTACGTCTTTTCGCGTTCATTCCGGTGCGCACGGTCAACCGCGTTGGAAATGGAGCAGGCGCACATGACGATCCAGTCGGCCCACACCTCCCACCGGCCATGCCTACCACAGAGGGATTCGAAGGCTTTGACCAGCTCTTTCTGGGTCGCCCCACGAACAAACCGGGCATCCGATCTCATGCTGTATCACCCCTTCCTCTTGTGCCGGCGGGGCCGGTTCAGGGCGTCCGCCAGAAAGTCGTTGCCGCTGGGTTCTGCCCGGTCCACGCGGGGCGGTTCAAGCCGCGGAACTTCCGGCTGCAAAGCCAGCGCCTGGGGCTGGGCGCCCTTGTACCGGTTGGACCGCTCGGCCTCGATCAGCTCGTTCAGGCCGGGCAGGCGGCCGGGGATGGTCAGTTTGTATTGCATGGGGTCACTCCTTCCCCGGCAGGGCGCCGGCCTTTTGCAGGCGGTGGAGCACCTCGGCCCGGACGGCGCCGGACCGCAGGCGGAAAGCCGCAGCCTGGGCGTCCCGCTCAACCTGCTGCATGAAGGTTTTGTCGGCCTGGACGTCGGCCAGGATGTCGGCCCAGAGTTGCAATAAAATTTCGGTTTCGGTCATGGTACCACCTCCAGAAAACGCTGCTTTTCCTTGTCGAACACAATGTTGAACCAGATTCCCGCCTCTCCTTCCTTGTTTTTTGCCAGGATAAACGGGTGATCTGTGCCTCCCAAAAGAATAATGGCGTCTGCATCCTGTTCAAGCTGGCCCGACTCTTTCAAATCTGCGACTGTAGGGTCAGAGCGTGCGGCTCCACGGTTCAGCTGTGCAAGCCCAAACACTACCATTCCGGTACTCTGTGCCATCTCATGCAAGGCAATGGAAATTTTCGTGATTTGCGTGTACCGGTCTTTTGCTTCCGTACAGCTCAGCAGCTGCACATAATCAATAAAAACGATCTGTGCTTTTTCCCGCATTGCCTGCGCCTTTACCCACGATGTACTTTTACCAGATGCAGACCGAAAAAACAGAGGCGCTTTTCTCAACCTTGAAAGGCAATCAAGTTCAGCAGCCGGAACGCGCTTATTTTGCACATCTGCAAGCGGGCTGCGAGTTCGGTTTGCAATCACGCGGCGAATTAAAACCTTTGTGGAAGTTTCAAGGCTGAAATAGCAAACGCGGTATCCTCTAAGCGCCATCTCGACCGCAAGTTGCAAGGAAAGCGCTGTCTTGCCTGCTGACGGTCTGCCGCCGATCAAGATAAAGTTTCCCGGCAGAATGTGAAGGTTTCTGTCCAGCTTTGAAAGTCCTGTCGGGATATATTCCGGCTTTTCTCCCAGTGACCGAATATAATCGTCTACCAGGTCGCCGGAACTCTCAAAGTCGTCCCCTTTGCTCTCAATGTCAAGCGCCTTTCCCATCTTCTCATAGGATTCTTGCAAGTCCTCAAAGCCCATCGCTTGGTTACACGCTTCAAGGGCAATCACACGGAACTTTTCGGCGGCCCGGTTTTCCTTAAGCATTCGCAGCCAGTTCAAAATGTTTTCCCGTGTCGGCCTGATACATTCGCTTTCAATGGACTCCACACACTCTACAATGGGCGCCTTCAATGCCGGGTATCTTTCTATTGCTGCAACCGCGTCCAGCTTTCCAGTGGCATCAAACAGGCCAATAAGCGCGGCGCATACAGGTCTTATTTCTTCGCTGAACAGCTCAAGCTCAAGGTCACCGATCACGTCCGGCGCAACTTCCGGTTTAATCATGACAGAGCCCAAAAAGATTTTCTCTAAATCCATCACTTTGCCTCCCTATAAATCGGCTCTTGCGTCCTATATGCCACCGTGTTTCCCTGTGGTTTGTTCTCCCGCCGGTTCCACGTCCTGACAGCCGCTTTCCAATCCTTGATAGGCTTTCCCTTGCCCTGTACCCATCCGTTGGCTGTATAATAGTCAATAAACTGCTGCGGGTCAATCTTGCTGTTCAGCTCCCGGCAATATGCAGAAACTTCTTCCAGCGTGGGCGGGGTGAAGCGCTTGCGCTTCTCTCTCTCAGTATTTGATTCTTTAGTCTTAGATTGATTAATATTTAATTGGGGTTTGTAATCCAAACTTGGATTTACCACGTTGCGTTTTTCCAAGTGTGGGTAATCGTAAATAGTCCAATCAACGCTTGAAACTCTACCCAAGTTATCACGGGTTCTGGTTCTTACAAGATAACCGAATTCTTCAAGCTCTTTCAATCCGCTTCTGATAGACGCTTGGCCGTCTTTTTTGAATATGGAGCACAGCCCATTTTCGGAAAACTGCCAGTTGTCAGGAAGTGAAAGCATAGTCACCAAAAGGCCGCGCGCTTTAAGAGATAAGTTATCATCTCGCAATGCGTAATTGTCTACAACGGTAAACTTGCCTCTATTCGGGTTTCTCAATATCGCCATTTAATCCCTCCGTTTCTGATTCTGTTCCCAATGCCGCGTGATGCAATAGCGGATGTATTCGCTGATGGTCATGCCTGCCTTGTCCGCCTCTTTCCGCAGACGTTCGACAAACTCTTTCTTCGCGCTTACAGTGTAATTCATGTCTAACCTCCTTGTGTTTTGTTTCCACTATTATACCACAAAAATAAATACTTTGTCAATACCAAGGCAACAGAAAAGCCCGGTTTCCCGGGCTGAGTGATATATTAAAACGGGAGGGTTGCGTCATCGTCCAGCGGGGCGGAGAGGTCGGCTTGCCATAGTAGTTGTCGATCAGCTCCATGAGCTGGCGGAGTTTTTCAGCCGTCATAATAGACCTCCAAAAATCTCATCGTCGTCCTCTTTTGCCCTGCGGGTCTGTTTTGGTTTTGGGTTCTCCTTAGAATCGGTCAAACATATCACCTCCCTTCTTGATTTTAAATTTATGGCCTGAAAATAACAATCATAGAGGGGAATGGAGCCGCATTCTTTTCCCCGTTAAAATGCAATCTTCCACGCAAGAAACGGATTTCTACATTGTTTCTCCGATAAATGTATTCGTGAAACCATCGTGTGTCCGTTCTTGCGGGCAAAAGCATCACAACAAGATTTCCAGCTACGGAAGCGAATAGACCTCTGCGCACCCACGATCCAATTTGTCTCCCGTACGGAGGATTACACCATATGGTGCCCTTCCAAGGCTGTTTAAGCCCATCCTGTGATGCTGTATAATAACGAGCACACTTTGCGTTTTCGGGAGTTGCGCAAACATCAAGCGAAAAATGGAACTCTGCATTCAGATTGTCAAACAAATCTTGAGGCGTTTCCCATTCACACGATTTGCTTGAAAACATCACACCATCCATGCTGCACCTCAGAATGGCAGATCGCCGTCGTCGTCCAGCGGGGCGGCCAGGTCTGCTTCCGGTGCGGCGTCGTAAGGAGAGGGGATGCTGGTCTCGGTCATGGGCGCGGCGTTGGAGTAGGTCTGCATCATCCGCATGTACACGGGAGCGTCGAACATGAGCGCTTCTGCGGTGGCCTGGAAGTATACGCCGCCGTTCGAGCTGGTCTTTCTCTCGAGCTCGTAGCACCAGACCTCTACACGGTCGCCCTTCTGCAGATGCATGGCGGCTTCGCCTCGACCGCCCCAACAGCTGACGTAGACCGCCTCGCCCTCGTACTTGTATTTGCTGCCCTCGGGGGCCGGGCGGCTGTCCACCCGCAGAGAGAGGGACACAAAGTCTTTGCCATTGTTGGTGGTCTTGCGCTCGGGGTCCGCAGTAACGCGGCCGAGCATTTTGAAACCGAGTTTGTTTTTGCTGAGCATGGATGTACCTCACTTTCCGTTGGCTTGCCAGTAGGCAAGGGTGTCAGAGATGATCTTGCAGCCCTCGGCCGTTCTCCAGGTCGCGCCCTTCACGGTCTTGAGTGCGGCGTCTACATCGGCCGGGTCGCTGCCGGTTTTGGTGATATATGCGGCTCGCGCAGCCTTCGCTGCGTCCTGGACGGCTTTCAGGGTCTGTGCCGCGCTTTTTGCGCCTGCCTGTGTTGCAACATTACCAGACACGGAACGCCCGCCAGAGGGCTTATTTGCCGCCTGTCCGGAGGCGCGGTTGTCCATGGCGTCAGCGTCCCGTGTGTCGTCGATGGCCAGCAGGCCGTTCAGGGCATACTTGCGGGCATACGAGCTTGCGCTGCCGGTGACCTGGCTGTCGTCCATACCCTTGCGGCTCTCGGCCTCCCGCGCCCAGGCTGTGACGCTGGTAGCTTCGCCGGTTTCGGTGTCGATCAGCGAGGCGGTGGCCTTGATGTAGTACCGTTGTCCCACCAGTTCGAGGGTGTCGGACAGCTGCACCACGGCCCCTTGTGCAGCCAGCAGAGGCTTGACCGCCTCCAAAATGTCCTCGCAGCTGCGGTAGCGGTAGCCGCCAAATTTGTTTTCCTGCCCCTTGGGGGCCTTGAGGGCCGTCTGGATGGCAGCCAGTTTTGTCCATACACTCATGCGTTTTTGTTGCATCCTTTCTCGATGAATTCGATGAATTCGGGCCGTCGCAGGCCGCAGGCTTTGCGCTGCGCTTCCCGCATGGGCGCGGATGTGTAGTCGGACGGCAGGCCCTTCTGTTCGGCCTGGCGCAGCAAAAGCACATACTGCAAATAATAGCTGCGGCGCACGTCCTCGGCACGGTCGGTGGGGCTGGTGGAATACCCGGATGCTGCAATTACGATGTCCATGCAGGCCAGCAGATTGCCCACATACTCGCACAGGTGATTGAGGCTATTGGCAATCCAGCTCATGCGGATGCCGGGCTGCAGGTCGTGGAGATCAGGGTCGATCAGCGGGCCCACAAAGTCGGCTGCAATGTCGCTTGCAGTGCTGGCTGTCCGGCCTGCCGCCCGCACGATCGGCAGCAGCACCTGGTTGGGGCCCAGTGTCTCATAGATGCCAGGAGCCTTGTCCGGCAGGGAAGGAGTGGTGTAAGTATCGGTTTTCTCTTGCATTTGGTTTATACCTCCTGTATAATAAAGGCGAGAGAGCTGGCAACTATCTCACCTTTTGGCCCTGCCCGATCCCGTCCATCGGGTGGGGCCGCTTTGCGTTTACGGACGGATGCTGTCCACCACACGGGCCAGGGCGCACATCTGCCGGACGTACCAGGCGGCCAGCGTCAGCAGCACGGCGGCCGCGTGGGCCTTGACGGCCAGACAGTAGACCGCACCCCGCAGGGAGATCAGCTCGCTGTGGTCATCGGCGGCGCTGGCCGCAATCTGCAGCGCGTCGGCCAGGTCCTGGGCCTGCTCCCGCTCGCGGTTATGGCGGGGCAGGCCGTCCTCCTGGTAGCGCTCCATAGCCCGGTCGGCCTTGGTCTGCCAGCGTTCGGCCAGGGCGATGAGTTCAACCTTGGTCATGGTGCCTCACCTCCTTCGGCGGCTCAGGCAGCGGCATCCAGTGGGTGACGGGGCCCCACTGGCGTTCCATCAGCCACCCGTCGGAATACCGGCAGCTCACTTCCATGTTCCCATTTTCATAGAGGACCAACACATCATCAAGGTTTCTCGGCAGCCGCTCTTTTGCGCTGATCCATTTCATCTCTTGCATAAAATCAAACCTCCATGTATAATTGAGGTGAGCCCTTGCAAAAGCTCACCTTCTGGCCCTGCCCGAACTGGTTCTTCGGGTGGGGCCGCTTTGTGTTTACGGCACATGATGCAGAGCTTTATACGTCAGGATGAGTGTTTCGCGTTCTCCCTGCGGTTTGGCCATCAACTGGCCGTAAGTCAAGCCCTGCCAGTCTGCTACTCGGGTTAACAGTTTTAGACGATCTTCCCCTGCAGCGTACGGGGATTTTTTGACGTGCTTGCGAGGCTCTGCGTCTGTGCCTGCTTCTTTCTGAGCCAGCTTCTGACGCTCATAACGGGCGGCTTTCAACTCTTTGTCCACCTCAACGCGACAGTCTGCACAGTACAGCTGCCTGCCGTTACGGTTTTCGATCACCTTCCCGCAGCGCTTGCAGACGATCTGGCCCTGTGCGTTGCGGCATATTTCGGAGCGGCGCTTCCAGGACTCTGCGGATTGCTGCGCCTTGATAGCCTTTTTGCAGTCCGGGCACCACTTTTGGGTCCGACGTGGAGTGCCGGGAATCTCGCACCCGCAGCGCTGGCAGTAGACGGGCAGCCTCTTTGCGGCCTGCCGCCGCTCATAAGCAGCTTGTACCTTCTCAGGGTTGCGGGCCTTGTAGTCCATGGCGGCTTCCCGGTGCACTTCAGCCCGGCATTCAGGGCAGTATTTGGTGCGCTGGCCGACGCCAACGAGCGTTTTTCCGCAGCGCACACAGGCGCGGATGTACCCCCGCTTGCCCGACGTGCTGCCCAGCGGCTGGGGTTCCGCCGACTTGGTGGCGCTCATGCGCTGTGCCTCCGGTCGATGCGGGGCACGGGGACGGACTTCTGCCGGGCCATGTCCTCTTTGAGTTCTTCCTCGCAGATCAGCGCGCCGAGAAGAAACACACAGCCCAGCGCAAAGGCCCCCACGCTGGCCAGAACCACCAGCCACCAGGGATAGACGTCGCTCGGCTCTACCAGGCTCAACATCAGCCAGATGGCTCCCAGCCCGAAAGCGAGAAATGCGGTCTTGGCCAGCAGGATGCCGGCTTTGCGGGCGTAGAAATGTTGCATATTAGTCCTCCTTAAAATGTAACTCCATCAAATCAGCGATCATCAGGTACTCTTTGGCATATTTGCTATTGCCGTGCGTTTTATGCACTTTCGAACGGAACTCATCAACGGTCCCGTAGAAACAGCCGCACCGGCAGCGGACAAGACCATCCACACAGCGGAAAAAGCTTGTAGCACGAAATTCGCTGCCAAACCCTTTGATCAATGCAATATCGGATGGTTCGTACACCCAGGCGTCGCCGGTCAACCAGGCGTCGCCGTCATGGTCAAGGTTTTTCTCGCTCTCGATAAAGCCGCCAAGATCACCGGCTTTCACGCAGTCAAAGTCTCTCACGGCTTTGATACGGTGCAGAGTATGGCTGTTAAAATCAATGACATCATCGGTCAAAATGTACTTCTTTTCCATATAGATCTCCTTTAGGCGCACGGCTTAGCGGTAGGGAGCCGCAAATTTGCAGCCCCTTTAGAAATAACCGAATCTGCGTTAATGTTTGTGATTTGGCGGTCACGCTGGCCCTTGCTCAGGCCCATGCCGTCGCACATCCAGCGGACGCCTGTCCAGATGGTGCCGCTTTCATCCTTTGCGGCCATGAGGTCCGTGCCCATAAAGGGCACACGCTTTACTTCAAGTTCGTTCATTTGATGGTGTCCTCCTTTTTCTTTTTCATGCCATCCTCGACGCCCAGCAGGTACAGCCGGTAGGCTGCTGCTTTTAAGGTGTCTGCAAAGACATCCTCTTCGCTTTTGCCGGGTTTCGTGACGGCCTTTTTGGCATCCATGAAAATGCGCATATATTCTTCCAGCACATCTTTAAGGGGCCTGCCCTGCGCAATGACGTTCAACGGAACGTTACGGTTTACGGGTGAAGGGTCATTCATGCTGGGTGTCCTCCTTTCGGACCTGGCTGCATTCGGCGCAGTAATCAATGGTTTTAAGCAGGTCAAAATCCTCTCCTTCGGCCTCGATGATGCTCTGCAAATCCACCGCGTGCAGGGTACCGCATCGCGGGCAGAAGGTGTAGATGCGGTCGGGGTCGATGGGCAGCAGCTTGCGCTTGTGCAGCAGGTAAAACATGGTGTTTCTCCTTTCTTTTGTCACTCTTTGTGACATTCTTTTGTGAAAAAAATATCCTCGACGGATTTCCCATAGTATTCCGCGATTTTCATTTTGGTTTCATCTCTCGGAATACGTGCACCGATCTCATACATTGCAATTGCAGAAAGACTGAGACCAAGCGCCGATGCAACCTCTTCACGACTTCGATTTCCCCGAAGATCGATTAGAGTATGGGCAATTTTTTTAGAATCCAATATATCACCTCCGATCTGTGAGTCACGTTTCGTGGCCGTGACTATAGTATAGCACAATAGCTCTGACTTGTCAACACGTTTCGTGATAAAATTCAGTGCTAAAAATCATCTCTCCTGCTCAGAACTCTGCTCGGATGCGTTTCGCCTTCTATGATCTTCATAAGGCTCACTATCTTCGATTACCCAATTTCGCCCTATTTTTTTTGCCGTCTGGAATCCTCCGCGAAGAACTTTCTGGCGTACCGTAGCGGGTTCTCTATTGTGTTTGATTGCGTATTCTGTCAGTGATATTAACATACATTAGTCTCTCTTTGCTGTTTTGTGAAGGTCAAAGGATTGCGAGAACATCGGCGTCTTCCAGAATAACTTCATCCTGATCCCATCCGTCTTCACATCCGTCCTTGCTGCCGATCAGCATAACTTCGTCGCCATAATACACGGAGCTGGCCTCCACTGCCTTTTCTACAGCTTCTGCCGCCTCGTCGTCGTCGTCACCGTCGAGAAAGAGGTCAGCAAGCGCAATACGGACAGCGCAAGCACCGTTCAGCGTATCGCCAGTGGTGCAGAAAGTGGAGCAATCATTCTCCATATCCCAGTCATAACTGTCCGGGCAACGGTCCCCAACATTCAGAGTTCCAGCTTCATTGCTGATGGAGCGAATGCCGAAGAAGCGGTATCCATTTTTCTTTGCGGCCTTAATGGTGTTCACAATATCCTGAGCGTTGCACATTTTTGATTCCTCCGTACTGTCTGTTTCGTTCCTTGTGATTTTATTATACTACGATATGGTAGTATTGTCAAGAGGGTTTTTGCATTTTTTCAAAAAATTCTCCCGCTTGCATCCGCAAGCGGGAGAATCTCAAAGCGCGTTGACCTTGCGCATGATGTTGCTATAAACTCTGGGGGCGGTTACGCTGAGGGTGTCCATGAGGTCGTCCATGATTTCCATGACGGCACGGATGTCCTTCCCGGCTATGGCCCGGCAAAAGTCGCTGTCACCGTATGCCGGGAGACTTTCGGGGGCTGGCGCAGCCGAATGCAGCGCCGCTGCCGGCGCGTCCTGGCGGTCCATCTGGTTGCGGATGGTGTAGAGATCGGCCAGTTTGGAGTATGCCGGATAGCTGCTTTCGCCGTATTCCAGCCGCGCTATCTCGATGTCGATCTCTTTTCGGTCCAGCGCCATAGCGGGCCTCCTTAGACCTTTTCCAACTTGTCCATGGCCTGGCTCAGGAAGCCGCCGGGCCGAATTATGGGCGCGTCCGTGCATCACGGCATAGTCTTTTAGGGCAATCAGCATACAGCAGCGGATTGCAAGCAAACTCACCCTTGACGACCTGGACCGGGTATGGTATAATAAGGGTACAAAGTGTGATGATGTTGGCAGGCGTCGTTACATGACAAGTTAATATCATCACACTGAAAATCCCACGCCGTAGGTGCTGCCACACCGAAAGCCGGGATTTTTTTATTTGAATCAATAGCCTTGAAGGAAACAAAGCAGGCTCTAAAGAAAACCGACCGTCTTACCAACGGGTGCTATCACGGGTTATAGCCGGGTTTGTACGATTCTGCCTACATGAGAAACAGACAGCACCGCCGTGGGACGAGAGTCCGTGGGGAATTGCATCATTTGGGGTGGCACGTTACAGCACGACCGGACGTGTAAAAAGCAATTCGCGGTTTATCGCTGAATGACGCTGAGGGTTCGGCTCCGTTCGGATAAACACCTATCCTGATTTTTTCAGGGTGGGTGAACTCTGCCTCCAATTCCCACCATTCGGATAAACATTAAACGCAAACTTAAAAAGCCGCCCATACAAGAGCGGCTTGATTGTGGTTTAGTCTTTTGGATTTGGACGGTTTACTTAGAGCCTAGTGTAAAGTGCTTGCAAGCGGAAGAATTTCCAGTGATTCTTGATCTGGTACGTTCGCAGTAGTATTTTTTGGTTTCTTCGTTGCGTTTGTAAAAGACGCAGCCTTTGCATATTTTTCTCTTTGGCTTTGCCTTGTTGGTTTTTTCTTTTGGCTTTTTGGGTTTTCTTTTGAATGTTGTTTTTGGCTTTCTCACTCTTAGCCCAAACAACTTTGTCACATCTTCTTTTTCCATTCGGTGAACAGCAGCATGGCATTCATCACACAGCGGTGTCAAATCTGAATCTTTCTCTTTTCCCAATCTCTTATAGGATAAATGGTGGACTTGCAAGGGCGTATCTGCGCTTTTGCACATTTCACAATACGGATGATTTTGGATGATTCTTGATCTTGTCAAAGCCCAGTGCCGGGATTTGAGATAGTTTGCATATCCAAAGCAAATTTCGCCTGTGTCTTTGCAGCAGATTCTTTTTTTGGATTTAAAGTACTTATCCATTTTGACCATCCTTTAATTCTGCACCGTTTTCCTTCATGTCTTTTTCGATCAGCTTCAAAAGGTACTTTGTAACAGTCATTCCGCTGTCAAACGCTGCCATTTTCAAATAGCGCTTGTATTCGGTGGGGATACTTGCTTGCAAAAGTGTGTTGTTCATGGTTTGTCCTCCAATGTTTAATGTTTCTATGATTTTATTATATCATAAAATCATTACAAAACCATGAATAAAAAGAAAAAGAAATCGATACATCGTACAGTTTAGGTTTAACTTGCCGGTAACTTGCTGGTATACAGATCGTATAGTGAGTGCAAGCCGTAACCCGGCGATTCCACAAAAGGCCGCATAAAGCAAAGCGACTGCGGCCGATTAAAAATAAAAAGAGACGGTAGGCGACCAGCGTAAAGGCACCCACACACGCCGTCTTATTCAGCAAAAAGAAGAACCCCCACCCATGCAGTAACGCATAGATGGGGGTTTAATGCTGTCGTGTGCAGGAGGGGGACACACGCGCAGCCTGAATTCTTAATTGCCGCCCTTAATCAGCTTCATAATGGCGGAGGGGTCTGCAAAAAGTTCCCCGGCTTTAGGCGTGGGGAGTGTCACAGCCAGTAGAATTGCATCTGCTGGCGTTCTTTTTTGCCATTTGCCGGAATTGCATCCATTATCAACACAAACAAAAATCCCCGCCCTGCCAGGGTCCAACTGGCAAGACGGGGGTATTGTTCTGCCGGACGCGCGAAGGAGTGGCGCGCGCCGGCCGGGGATGGCTTGTTGTTTGTTCTTTTCGGGCAGCCGCCGCCAAAGGCTTGCGCCGATGGTGACGGGGGTTGTCTCCGAATATTAGAGTTTCTGCAATCTGACCTGCGCCTCGATGCGCCGGGTCAGATAGGCGGCAATGTCGCCGTAGTTGTTGGTAATGAAGTCTTTGGCGGATTCGCTCAGCGACGCCATGCAGGCCGCGAGGGCCTTTGTGACGGCGATCTTCTGGGCTTCCTCGTCAAACTTGCCCAGCTCTTTCAGCTCGTCCACGTAGGTCTGCGAAGTGCAGGCCACAGCATCGGCCACGGCGTCCGCGATCTCGGACAGCAGTCGGTTCTCTGTGTAAGCGCTGGCGACCTGCCGCAGCGCGCCGGCAGCAAAACCGCCCACTGCGGTAACGGCCAGCAGGAAAATACCGCCGATCAGTTCGTTCATAGTATGTACCTCCCGTTACAGCTTCTCTTTCTCGCGGGCCAGATAAGCATCCGCCTTGCGGGCCTTGAGCGTCCAGCTGTTGTTCTTCCAGTAGCTCCACAGGGCAGCGGCGACCGTCCAGACGTTGGTGACGATCAGCTCGATGGTCTCATCCTCGATGGGGAGAACACTGTGTCCGGTCATCACAAGTACCTGGTTCACCAGGGCGAGGGTCAGGCAGATCAGGCGGGCAATGGTACCAGCGGTGATGTTGGTGTTCATATTTTCCTTCCTTTCTTCAAAAAACGAACAAAGATGAAAATAAGATGTAACGAAGATCAAACGAAGATCAAACACTTGTTAAGAGCTATTGCAAAAGTCGCTGAACTTGTTGCTTTTCTTTGGAAGTTTGCGTCCAACTTGCGACCTGTTACTTGTTCTTGCGGTAGTCAAAGCGGCTCTTTTTGCTTCTCACGTCCACGTGAACAAAGGTGTCATAGATGCCTACACCGCCGTGATCACCCAGCATGGAATCGGCGACGGCGTAGACCTCTGCGGGGGTGTGACCGTCCACGCGGATGTCTGCCGCAAGGCCATAGGTGTGCTGCGAGGTCTTTACCCCGCCCTCTTTGGTGTTGTGCTGCGGGGTGCGGTAGGCGCTGTTAATATGTACCGGGGCGTCAAAGTGCAGCCGGATGGCCTCAAGGATGCCCACAAGCGTATCCGACACAAACACCGGGTCAGTGCCATCCTTGCAGGCGAACTCCCGCACCTTGAAATGCTCGGACAATTTGACTTCGCCCTCGGTGGCGAGGGAGTATGCTTTTACGTCGTACATGGCAGTCTCCTATTCCTCGTGTGTTACACCGCCCAGGAAGTCCCGGGCTTTCAGCCGCTCATCGTATACCCTGCCGATGTTTGCGATGGCGTGGGAGGCTCGGTTGTTTTTGTACCCTGGGTGATTGCGGCAGTAATCCTCGTACTGGTCAATGTGCCGGAAAGCGTCAAAGAAGTCCTCCTGCGTATGCAGCTCGCCGCGCAGCAGGGAGGTATTGAAGGCCAGCAGGGCGGCACGGTGGCACTCGGCTTTGTACTCATCGTCGGCAGCCTGATGCTTGTCCAGCGCGCTGCGGGTGTCCTGTTGGGCCTTCTGCACGGCTTTCAGGTCGGCCAGTACCTCAGCGTTGAACGCCCGCCCCAGCCCGCGGGCAATGGCGCTCCACGGGTTGACCTTAATGGGGGCGATCTCCAGCAGGCTCAGCAGGGCCACCAGGACCGGCGGCAGCATGGGCAAAAGGTCGGATGCTTTAAAGTCCATTGGTTACACCTCCCCCCAGTGCCAGAGGGTGTAATGGGGCCGAGGCTCTTGGAACAGCCAGTACCGCAGCCAGTCATCCAGGACGGCGGCGGCCATGGCCACCAGCACCCAGAGCAGCGAAAACGGCAGGCAGATTTGCCCCATGACGTTAAACGGAAGGTTGGAATAATCCCAGACATCCCAGCCCAGCCACAGATTGACGATACATCCCGTTACGAACTCCAGCGGTGTAACAATGCAGACAGAGCCGACCAGACCTTGCAGGGCCAGCGGCATCCCCCAGGGGAACAGCTCATTGATAAGCCCGATCAGGAAGAAGCTGAGCCCGCCCAATACGAACATCGTCCAGTGGCTCCGGCCTCTTACGATCAGCTCAAGCACAACATAGAGACAGCCCCCGCTGGCTGCGAGGGCTGCGCACTTCAAAGCGTTTTTCACGCCTGCTCACCGCCGTTCGTGGATGCAGCAGGGAGGGGCACGGAATCGTAATCGACGGTGATCGCTTCCAGATCATCCATCGTTGCGGCATTCTGCATTTCGACCTCTTTTTCCTGCTGGTAGCTGACCAGAGACGTAACGCGGGCGTCAATCGCAAACGCCAGGGAGGACAGATCGGGCAGCGTCCAGGTCGTGCATTCGTCACCGGTGCTGTTCCATGTCAGATTATACGGAACGCTCATGGTCTGGGCCATAGTCGCGCTCATGATTTTCGAGGTAAGCTGCTGCTGTTTTTCCGCCGTGATGGAATAATACTTTCCGTCTGTCCACTGCATCGGATGCGCCAGCAGATAGGCCGCTAACTCCGTCTTGCTGTCTGCGATACGCTCAGCCTTGCACAGGGTCAGAAGGTCTTTCTGGTGGGCCTGAAAGCCCTCCACGTTCGGCGTATAGCTCTTGACAGTCTTGCGCGCAATCACCGGTACAATGAAGCCATCATACTGAGCGAAGGTGTTCCGTTCCAGAGAATCAGGCCACCAGACGTACCCAGGAGGCGGCATCGGCTGCGCGGTCTGCTGGATGGCCTCATACTGGCCCTCTGCGCTCGGTGTGTTTTTCAGAATGTACATTCAGGTCACCCCCTTACAGTTTGGTCACGATCTCTGCCTCAGAGTCCACCACGAACTTGAAATACTGCACGATGGCCGCGTTGCTGCCGTTGAGCAAGACAATAAACTTATCGGTGCTTGCTCCAATCGTTACATTTCCGTCAAGTGTTTTGGAAGCACTACTTCCAGCCGAGATAAGTACCATTGTAAAGTTTGTACTTCCTGCACTGCTGTACACGCCGAAGCAGTAATGGACGCCGCTCTCGCGCGGCAGCTCGGTCTGTGCGCCTGCCGTGCCGAGGAACACCGCATCGACGGGCTCCAGATGCCCGGTCAGGCCCCTGAACCGCTTCTCCATGTTGTCAAGGTCGTTCTGGACCGGCAGGCCGTTCTTGCCAATGACCTGCTGGCTCGTGGTGCGCGGGAAGATGGGGTTCCCCTGTTCGTCCCTCAGCTGTTCGGCCTTGCCGCCGTCCGGCAGGGCATTGAACGGGATGGCGAACTGCCACGCCTTGTTGGCGGGCAGCAGGTCGGTCTTTTCGGCCGTCATCTGGATGGTGTGCTGACCGCTGGCAAGGATGCGGGTGTCGACGTAGATTTCGGCGTTGTCATTCTGGTTGATGGTCGTGTCCAGGACTTTTTTCCCGTCCAGGTAGCCGGTCACGGCGATGCCGGTGACGCCGGTCTGGCCAGAAACGCCGATGTTGGCGCTCAGGGTGAAAGGCTTGATCTGCTGGCCCATTGCGGTGCTGGGGCCGCCAATCAGCACCCATCCGACGTTGACGTCGTACTGCTTGCTGGTCACATAGGGGCCGGACGTGCCGTCGTCGTCGACAGCCTTCGCCCGGTAGGCCACCGTGCCCCAGTCGCTGCGGATATGGTCAGTGGTGCTTAGAGCGCTAGTGGTGGCGATAACGTCCCAATGCGACGAATCGTCCACGCTGCGCTCATACACATAGCTCTCCACCGTGCCGTCGGGGTCGGTGGCCGCCGTGATGGTGATCGTCGCATCCTGGCCGCCCACAACGTTGGTCGCGTTAATGGACCCCGGGGCCGTCGGCGGCTGGTTGTGCACGACGGTGTATGCCTGACTGGTCGCATACGGGCCCTCTGCGCCCAGGTTGTCCACCGCCTTGGCGCGGTAGGTCACGGTCGTCCAGCTGTCGTTGATGCTGTCGGTAACACTCAGGCTGCTGGTGCTCGCAAACTGCGTCCACCTGCCGCCGTCCACCTGCCGCTCGTAGATGTAGTTGGCGATGGTCCCATCCTCATCGGTCGCTGCGCCGAGGGTCACGGTGGCGTTCTGGTTGCCGATCACGTTGCTGGCTGCGATGCTCGACGGGGCGCTGGGGGGCTGGTTGATCGAGAGTGTGCCGTCGTCAGAGACCCAGAGATCAGAGTTCAGGATCAAAGCGGGCGCGACCGCATAAGAATTGACGCAGCTCCAGTAGTTCGCACCGCCGTCCGCCTCCACCGTACAGACGCTGACGTGGTCGTCGAGGCTCGGCGACCGGGACCAGGCACGGGCGGGGGAACCATTGTAGTTGACGATTCGCCTGGATGCACCCCCGCTCGAAAAATAGGAGAGAGTGGCGCCTTCTCTCGGGCTGTATCCCGGAGTAAGTCCAACCTCCAACATGGACAGCAGGAACGCACGGCAGCTCAAGCCGCGCGAGCCACTGTTGACAGTACTGCTCATACCGCTGCCGGGTCTGTAAGGGATTTTTACATTCAGGACGCCCTGGGAGTGGATGTCGTCATCCAACATGGCCAGAAATCCACTATAGGTGTTATTCAGCCACGAGTGTATGTCGGAATTTGCGTAATCGTTATTGGAACTATCCCATTCTTTTTCTGCCACGGCGCTCTGACGGCGCACCCAGGTGCCGTTGCAGCTCGCATCATAGTTTCCGGAGGACGGGAGCCCCTGCTGAATGATGATATAGTTTGCAGGCCTCCCGAGCTCATTCAGTTTTATGATGCTCCCGACGGATTTTGTACCGAGTTTTACAGTCGGCATATACACCTTCCTTTCTTATTCGCTCCATGGGGGAACTCCGGGTTTGCTGTACCCTGCCTGCATGGCAAATTGGCGCTTGCGCTTTGCTTCGATGCAGCGGTACTGCTTTTCCCGGCGCTTCTCCCTTTGGATGCGCGTCGAATTGATCTTTTTGTGGATTCTTATCGGCTCCCCGATAATTTCGCCCACCTCCTTCGCGTATTTCTGCCTCAAAGCGTAGGTGTCCCCAAAAGCCGCGTGGGCATCCCACGCCAAAAAGCTGCTTTTGATCTTTTCGGCTGTGATCTTTCCCTCTGCGTAGTCGTGCCGCCAGCGTTTGATGCGCTTTCGGATGCGCTGGATGGAGCTTTTGCGCAGCTTCTGAACCACCGCGCCCGTCTCGGTCAGATAGGTGCGGTAGCCCAGAAAATCCACGCCGTTGCGCATGGGGAAGATGGCCGTTTTCTTGTTAAGTTCGAGTTTGCTGTCATGGACAGCTTTTCGGATAGTATCCAGCAGCCGCACGGCGTCTTCTTTGGTCGGTGCAAGCACCACAAAATCATCCATGCCCCGCACGTGGAACCGAAAACCCAGCTCCTCCTCGATGTAATGATCGAGGGCGTCCAGCATCAGCAAGGCAAACAGCTGCGAGGTTTGATAGCCCAGCGGCAGGCCCTCTGCCTTGTCGATGTAGACGCACAGCAGGTCATAAATGCGCGGGTCGATGTCGTGTTTTCTGGCGACTTTCCGCAGTTTTGCTTTCAGAATGTCGTGGTCGATGCTGGCAAAGAAATGCCGGATGTCGCACTTCAAAATCCAGCCATCGGCAGTCTTATACTGCGCGTAGTAGCGCACAAAGCACTGTTTCAGCCTGATTACGGCGTCTGCGGTGCCCTTTCCGCGCTGGTTCGCGCAGTTATTCCGCACAAAGCTGGACGTGATGGCATCGTACAGACCATTGTCTGCGACGGCGTGCAGAATAACCTTATCCTTAAATGCCGGGGCTTCGATGTCCCGTTCCTTCGGCTCGAAAATTTTGAAGCGCTCAAACTCCCCAGGCTGATAAACGCCGTTTGACAGGTCGTCCGAAATGTCTTTCAGGTTTTCGAGCAGGTTCTCCTCGAACTCAAGCGTTCTCCGCTTTTTCCGCTTGCCTTTGCGGGCTGCAAGGTAGGCGGTGTAAAGCGTCTCAAAGTCGCAAATTTCTTCGTATGTCATGTTTGTCCCGCGTTGATGCAAGGACCCAGCACCGGCCCGCTTTCGCGGCAGCCGCTGCGCTCACACAGTGGGCGTCGGCCTCGGTGCGATGTGTTTGTCGTCCGCCTGCAACAAGCGGCAGGCATTCAACAGGAAATAGGCCCCCTTTGATGATGTGTTCTGCTTTCGCGCCGCGCGGCGCGGCGTTACTCGATCTCGCGTTCATCGGAGCGGGCGCGACCGCATAAGAATTGTTGCAGTTCCAGTTGTTCGCATCGCCGTCCGCCTCCACCGTACAGACGTTGTTGTTGTCGTTGTTGTTGTTGAGGTTCGGCGACCGGGACCAGGCACGGGCGGGGCCGTTACGGGCCATTCCCTAACGCAAGCGGCAGGGTGTCATCCCTGCCGCGTACACCCTTTGGTTTTAAGGGCCTGTGCCCTTTGGGCGCTGTTGATGCGCCAGCTTGCAGCCATGCGCTTGACGTCCACTGCCTTGCCGGACCAGATGCCGGCGGTCTGCGCGCTGATGATTTCAGCTTCTTTGCAGATGGAGATGTACTCCAGCAGCAGTGCGGCGTTATTCAGCACCTCGTCGATCAGGGCGATGCGCCGCTCAGGCTCAGCCGCAAACGGTATGTTGTTGGCTGCATAGATGCCGCGCAGGATATCTTTTGTGATATCCCGCATATCCTGGCCAAAATCCCGGAACGCAACCTTGGAGAATCCATCTTTGCTGCGCTTTTTGAGCGCGCCTGCGGTGGCTGTGCAGACCTCCCGGGCCTTGCCCAGGTCGTCCAGCTCGGCGATCCGGCGCAGCAGCTTTGCCACGTCTCGCGCGTCCACGTCGCTGTTGACAGGTTTTGTCTTTTTGCGGGTGTAGATCAGCAGGTCTCTGGCTTTGGCCGCAAGCAGCAGGTCTTTCGCGTTATTCCCCATTTGGGCAGCCTCCCTTCTCCGGGCAGCATCCGCCCATCGCCGCTTCGAGGTCGTCGGGCGGCCCGGTGTATACGCAGCGGTCTGCGTACACTCGCAGGACGGCGCAGTCGCCGGTGGCTCGTGTTCTGCCAAAAATGGTCAGTACATCTTTCCGGCCGCCGCTCACACCGCAGGGCGGGTCGAGCTCCGCAAAAAGATTGCCGACAATACAGCTCACCTCGCTCATAGGGCGGGAGAATTCGATCCGATCTTCCATGTCAGGTATAATCCGCGAGAGTCTCGCCGTAGAGCGTGTTGGGCTTCGGGCTGGCCGGGAACTGGCCGGTGTATTGAATGAAGCCGCCGGTCATATCATCCGGCAGCACGCTCGGCAGGACTTTGCCGTCTTCGTCAAGGCCCGCAACGCCGCCGGGGACGTTGACTCGCATGGTGTTGCCCATGTTGACGATGCCGCGGCCGTCGCCGGGGTGCTCTTCGCTGCCCGAGATAAGGGCCAGTGTGGCGTTCATATCGTCGGCCGGGATGGCCTGCGCATAGAAGCGTGCGCTGCCTGCAAATGTCTGCATGATAGGGGCAACACCGGCTGCCGCCGCAGTGCCCAGGGCATCATCGTGCAGAGATGCCACCGGGAAGTGTGTAGCCAGTGCCAACGCGCAGGCAACATCCGCCTGGTAGTGATACAGCCCGGTTCCTCCTGGCACCCACGCGGAGGCGGGGATGGTGATGCCCACCACATCGGAGGCGCCGACCACACCATCAATCATGCTTTTCAGCAGGGCTTCAGCTTCTTCGGCGGTGATGAAGGCATCTGCCGTGTACTGCACGTTGACGTTGACCTCGTCCGCCACTACGATGGTAATGGGAAAGCGGCGGATATCCGGGGGCTGGCCAGGGCTATAGGCGTTGACCCACTGCGGATAGTCGCCCAGACTGCCGTAATAAATCAGGGTCTCTTCGGACGTCTCGGTTTTGGCGAAGACGCCGTATTCGTTGAGGTAAAAACCTGCCGCCAGTGATCCGTTGAGGTCGGAACGGTACTCGATGGTCATGGTCACAGTGCTCCCGGAATGGACCGGGGTTGTGGACGTCGCGTAAGCCATCGGCGAGATCAGATCCGTCAGCGCCGCCATCTGGTCCAGATTTTCGGGTTTGCCGGTGCCCACCATCACCTTGGTGATGGTCAGGGTCTCTCCTGCAAGCAGACCCGCAATCAATTCACGGCCGGCAGTCGGGCTTGTAAAACCATAGATATTTGCCATGTTATCCCTCCTTGATGTTCGGCAGCACGGTCTGCATAATGGTGCCGCACTGCGCAGCTCCCACATAGAGGATGGCTTGCACATCCACATAGGCCGGCGGGAGTGTGGTTTCCATGACGGTGCCGCACATTGCCGTCCCAATGTGGATGGGCGGTTCGGTGGTCATCTCAGTCACGGTCGTGATATCATCCAACCAGGATGACAGACGCTTGACTGAGGCAAGGATGAGCCAAAATTCGCGCACGTCCTCCTGACTGATGCCAGCGGAAGTTTCGATGGTTGCCCGGAAGTGGTGCGGCTCGCCGTCGTACTCATACCACTCAGCGATGTGGCCGCCACCGAATATAGCTCTCATAAGCCGTTCAACCGCCCAGGGCGTGCCCATCTTGCAATAGAAGAGCAGCGATGCCTTGACCAGGTCTCGTTTGGTCTCGATGGGGTATGTTTCGCGGTAGGCCGGTGTCCGCAGCTCCACAGCCAGATAATCCAGCAAAAACTCTGGCGCAGTGTCAATGGCGGCATAGCTGCGGCAGGCATCTGCATAGGCCAGAAGCTTGTCGATTTGGATGTGCAGCGCATAGGCAAACGCCTGTGTTTCAACCTGGCTGGCCAGGTTGTCCGGCATGATCTGGGTAAAGAGACTGCCTTTTAGTTCAATCATCTTCCAGCCCTCCGTAACTCACGGACGGATCACCCTGCAAAACGCCCACTTTGGTGCCGAGCACCACCGTATAGGTGGGCGCGGTGACCACAATGCGCTTTGCGCCGGCGGCCATGATGCGGGCCCGCAGCTCGTCCGGGTTGATATCCCGGCCGATGGTGCGCTGCCAGGATACATATTCGCTGACAGCTACCGTGACGCTCTGCTGAATGGATACAGCGCGGGCGCTGTCGCTGCGGTTGATGTAGTAAGTCAGGGCGATGGTATAAGGCACTTCATCTGGCGCGGCGACCCGGACTAGGTCTGTCATCGGTCTCAGGTTGCGGGCGGACAGATAGTCGAGCATCCCATCGATGGCATCTTCATTCGGCTTGGAGCCGTCGGTCATGAGGAACACCACGTCCACGGTTCCGGCAGCCTGGTCGCTGGTGACTTCAACGTCGCCCACCGCAGGGCTGTAGGACTTGGCATGGTAGATGTAGGAATCTTCGGGCCCCGCCGTGGAATAGGCGCCGGGGGCAAGGTAGATGCGCTCTTTGTAGCTTTCATCACTCTCGATGTTTGCGCCGCCGCTGGTGGGTGTGATGTTGCTGGCGCTGGCCACATACGGCACCGGGTCCACAATGGTGGACAGATCGCCTATCTCGTAGCCGTTGCCTCCTTCCCCTGCCACCGTGCAGGTAGCCGGAACGTCAACGGTCATCCCGCCGATGGGGATTTCGGCATATTCGTCGGTCGCAAAGTAGATCACGCCCTCCATCGCCACCCGCGTCCCCTTGGGAATAGAAACAACTGAGGGCCGTTCTGCCGACAGAGTGAACCGGATGGTGGTGGAAGCAGCTGTCGCCTGGTTGCGGGTCGTTCCTTTGAACAGGCCGAGGTTGTCGAGGAACCCGCCATAGCTGTACTTGAGCAGGTTTTGCTTGCCTGCCCGGTCGATGTACTGCATCGCCTGGTATATCTGGTCGGCCGCAGCGTACAGTTCCATCCGGTGCGGGCTCGATCTGTCAAGAGTGACAGTCTCGCCAGTGGCCGCGGAAATATAGGTCTCATAGTCAGCGACCATCTCGCTGCGGATATCATTCACACCGCGGTCATCGATGAAGGAAATATCGGGGGTATTTGCAAGCGCGCTCTCCCAGTCAAGCACTCTTTACCACCACCTTTGCTTTGACGTGCCCCTCAACGTCCACCGTCCAGTCGATCTGCTGGAGGCGGAGAAAGGGAAAAAACTTGGGGATTTTTTCGGTCAGCTCGGCCACATACCGGACTTTTGCCGTTTCGCTTGGCAGGTCTACATAGGACATATCCAGCCCAAACTCGCGATCAAGCGGCATGGTGTGGATGGGGGTAGTAAGCAGCAGCTTGAGCTGCCGGTCGATATCGGCCAGACGGTCATCCGCGAAGGTGTACTCCAGCTGGAAATCAAAGATCATGTGTACTCCTCCAGTGTAATGGTCAGGCTTGCGCGGGCCAACTCGCCCTTGTTATAGATCAGGTCCCATGTCTCGCTCGCCCCAGTGATCCGGAAACGGTTGGCGCCCACAGGTCGGTTGCCCAGGATGAAATATTCTGCCTCACCGTTCTCCACCATCTGTTCGATGGATTCCAGCACAGACCGGGGACGGACGCCCAGACTTGCCGAAAGTGTAATGGGCAGGCTGATGGTTTGCAGCCCGGGGCCAAGGAACTCGGGCTTTGGCTTGATGCCAGGGGTCTCGTGGACGGCCCACCGGCTAGTCACATCCCGCGTCATGCCGTTGAAGGTGAGCGCATAGCTGTCGCTCACCCGAAATACGATATTTGAGCCGAGCGTGCCGATCATGGCTCATACACCTCCTATCCAAGCGGCGGCGATGTAGGCGCGCCCGCAGCCGGGCAGGTATGCACGTGATGGACCAGGCTCACGCCGCTGATGACGCAGTCACCGGATGCACCGGTGATGTTGACCGTATTCCCATCGATTGTGATATTCGGTGCGGTCATAGTCAGCTTGCTTGCGGCATCTACCGTAACTGTCCCGCCGTCGATGGTCACGGTGCAGCTGCCCACCTTGAGGGTCAGCTTGCCTTTGACTGTGACGTCGGCGTTACCCTGAATGGTGACAGTCCTGTTTCCGGTTACCTGCTCTTCGTTATTGCCCTCGGTCGTATCTTTGCGGTCCTTTTTAACGAGCGTTTCCTGTTTGCCAACGATCTCCACATAATCGTCGCCTTCGGTATGGTAGAGGCTTTCCGGGATATTGGCATCGTAGCGGATGTAGCACTTCCACGGCTCCAAATCGAAATCCTTGCGGTACAAGCCTTCGTAACCCTCCGGGGGCACGTTTTTATCGCTCCACGGCCGCCAGAATACCACGCCAGCCTCGCTGCCGTTGGTCAGGTGTGCCACTGCGACAAGCGCGCCCACAGGAGGCATCATGTACTCGTGGGACAACAATGGGATATACCGGGTGACCTCGTCGTCCTTGTCGTGGTAGACCACCTGGATCATACCGCGCTCATAGTCAATGGCCGAGACTTTGCCCACCCGGACCTCATGTCTGGTCATCCACTCACCACCTTTGACATTTCAAGGTCGACTGTGTAGCCGCTGCCTACACGGCTGGTGACCTTGTCCAAAAAATACTTGCCGGAGATGGGGCCGCCCATATCAGCGATTTCGATGCACTGAGTAGACACCAGGTCGGGCCGGCCGGTGATGGTAACAGTCATCGTGATCGCTCCATGGTTGGCGTTGGCAATGGCGGCGTTGAGCTTGCGCTGGGCGTCTGCCTGGTCGTCTGCTTTCCCATTGAGCTTGAGCGGGCGGGTCATATCGCCGGCCGTGACCTTGATTTCCTCTTCGGTGGTCGGGTCAGTGTAGGTGTACTCTCCGCCCGTGTAAGTCCCATCCAGGGTTTGCCGCCAGGACCAGGACTGTATATCCGATGGCCGGATGGTAGCCACTGCGCCTTTGGCCTTATAATCCTCCCGGTCAAATACCACGAGTTTGTTGGAGTAGACCTTGACAAACAGGCCGTAGTCCTGACAGAGGGAGGTGAAGAACTCGCAGTCTGTCTGCTCGATCTGCTCCACCGTTTGGATGGTCGGCGGCGATCCGCTCACCTCCCAGGACAGAGAAATGCCGGCGCGGGATGCAATCTCGCTGCCGATGGCCTGCAGGGTAGCTTTTTCCCACACCTTGTTCCGCAAGCTGGCCCGGAAGGACCGGTCGGCCGGGACCGACACTGCCGAAATGGTCCCGGTCCGGGGCCAGCCGGAAAAGCTGAAATCATCGAGGACAAACGCCCCGCAGTCCAGCTCCCGGTCATCCCCTTCCCCGTCCCAATCCTGCACTTTGATCTTTGCGGTCATGGTATCGCCGGGCTGCGGCAGCCAATCATCCGCCCAGTGGCCGTCCCGGTCGTTGATCTCGACGTCGATGCTGTCAGATTCGCCCTCCGCAGGGTCGGTATAGGTCACAGTGCCTTTGTACCCCTCCATGTCGGTGGTGATGGCGGCGCCGTTCCAGGTCAGCTCGGCTTTCGCTTTGCGCGTCCTCATGCAGTGATCCTCCAGGCGGGCAAGTTGACAGTCGGGTCAGGGGTCGGCAAAGGCGGCGTCTGAAGGACGGTCCCGTAGCCAAACGCAAAGGTGTCGAGCAGCGGGAAGTTGTGCTGCATCAGCCAGCCGGTATACTTGACGTCGCCATAGACGCGGTATGCGATAAGGTCCCAGGCATCGCCCTGCTGTGTTGTGTAAGTGCTTGCCATAGATGCCTCCTCAAGTCACGCCGATGCGGAAATTCTTGCGCCGTTCTTCTGCTTTCATCTGGTTGTAGAGCCGCTTGAACTCCGCGAAACTGATACGGCCTACTTCTTCAGCTTCCTGTCGAGTCGGGGTCGAGCCATAGAAATTGAAGACCGGCGACCACACAATGGTGTCGCCGCCGGGGGGCGTCCCGGCAGGAGAAGGCTTTCCGCCGCGGCCGTCCAGCATGGCAGCCAGTTTGGACAGCGGCAGGACCGCCTCAGGCTCGCCGCCCTCGCCGATCTCGGCCAGGGTCGGCCCAGTAGCCACGCCGCCGTCTGCCAGCTGCGGGACCGACGGAATGGTTGGAATGTCAAAACCGAGAGTGGACCCGCCCACGACCGGCACCCAGTCCGGGATGGTCACCGAGATGGAATTGACTCCCTCAATGGCCTTGTTGATGAGAGCAATCACAGCATTGATAGGGGCTGCTACGATGTTTCCAAGCATCCCAAACAGGTTGCCGAAAATGTTTACGATGTTCTGCCAGGCGGCTTCCCAGTTGCCGGCAAAGACGTTGTTCACAAAATCGCACAGGTTTTGGATGATTGCTTTGGCGTTGCCTGCTGCGGCCTGGATGCCGCTCCAGAAGGCTTGCAGGGCAGCGGCCGCTGTCGGGAACTTTTCACTGATCGAAACAATGAAGCTCGTGACCGCCGCATTGACCTTGTCCCAGTTTTGGTAGAGCAGGACAAGCCCCGCGCCAATAGCCAGAAGGATGCCCAGAGGCCCCATCATGGCAGAACCCAGTGCCTTGAATACGCCCACGGCTTTAACCAAGCCGCCGGATGCCTGGAACAGTGCAAGGCCCGTCTTGATGCTGCTCACCCAGTCCTTGACGGCGGAAACGGTATTCATGGCCTTGGTGACCGTGTTGACCGCCGGGCCAACCGCCCGCAGGCCGACAGCAAAGGCCATGACAGTGCCCTTGTGCTCCCACAGGAAGTCCAAGAAGGGTTTCGCCTTGTCGTAGGCTGTCCCGGCCCAGGATGCAAAATCGCGGATACCATCCACCAGTTCGGGCAGGCCGTCGGTGATGGCGTCGGTCGCCATATCGGCAAAATCCCCCGCGATCTCCTCGACCACGGGGGACAGGCTGCTGATGGCATCCGCGATTTCTGGTGCACGATCGGTGAGGGTACTGTAGACCCGCTCTGCAGCGGGCAGCATGGCGACCTCAAACTGCCGCCCAATCTGCCGCACTGTGCTGTCAAGGCCGCTCAGGCTTGCCTGGTTGATCTGCTCGATGGCATCGCCGGCGGCATAGGCGGCGTCGGAGGCCTCGGCCATGGCCTGCAGAGCATCCACGCCCAGGTCCTCCCACATGGTGCCAAACAGCTTGACGCCCACAGCATCGCGCTGGACCTTGTCGTCCAGGTCGAGCAGGCGGTCAATGACGTCGAAGAAGGCTTTATTCGCGCCTTCTCCGCCCGCAGCGAACCTGTCCATCATCTGGTCGGCGTTCAGCCCGAGAGCCTGGTATGCCGCGATGGTGGTGTCGCTGCCGTCGATGGCGCGGATGGAGAACTCCTTCACGGCGTCGCCGACCTTGTCCAGATTCCAGGCCGTGCCGTCTGCGCCGGCCTGATAGACCTGGAACATCTGATCGGCCGAGAAGCCGAGTTTGGCAAACTGGACCGAGTACTCGTTGATGGAGTCGATCAGTTCGCCCGAAAAGTCAAGTCCGTTCTGCGCACCGGTGGAAATCAGGTTAAAGGCATCTTCGACCGAGACATTGAAGTTCTTGCGGATGGCTTCGGCCGCGCGGGTGCTTTCCGCCACGTCATAGCCAAAAGCCTGCTGCAGAGCCAGGGCACCCTTGGTAGCAGAAGCCAGTCCTCCCTTGCTCAGACTCTTCATATTGCGGTCCACGATGGCGACAGCATCGCCGATAGCCGCCACATCCTCGCCAAAGCCGGATGCGTAAACATCCTCCATGACGCCGCGCAGCGTTTCGAGCTCCCGGCCGGCAGCCCCGGTGGCGTTGGCCACCTGGGTGGTCGCCTGCTGCCATTCGTTGGCAAGGCCTGTCATGTACTTGCCCGCCGCCAGCGCGCCGGTGCCCATCGCAGCCATTCCGGCCGCCACACCGGTAGAGACCCGGTTGGCCACCTTAACGATGGAGTTAAGCTGCTTGGATGAGGTCTTGACGCTCTTGCCGAGCGACTTATCGACCTTACCAGCGATTTTGATGGCCAGTTCCATGACCTTGCTTTTTGGCATACTCAATCACCACCCTGGCCATATCGTTCAGTTCGTCCAGCGGCAGGGACAAAAAGTAGTCCACGCCGCTGTGCAGTTGGAGAGAAAGTGCAATGCACCCTTTTTTGATCTCAGGCGGGGTTATTCCTCTCCATCCCCGCCGTACAGAAAAGAAGTGACCAGATTTTTCAGCTTGATAGCCTCCTTCGCCGGCAGCCGCTGGAAGAACTCCACCGGCTTGCCGGATGCCCGGGCGGCCATATAGACGGCGTAGTCCACCGTCAGCTCCGGCACGGGGGTCGCGCCCAGAGAGCGGGCGACCAGCTTGCCAACAGCGCACAAGTCCCCCGCGCTCATGTTTTCCAGCCCGGTCAGATCGACTTCACTATACTCTGCACCCTCAAAACGATAGGGCTTCGCAAAGCGAAGGATCAGCTCGTTTTCCTCTGCCGCAGGCAGGACGATTGCGTTTTCGTTTTTCTCACTCATCAGGTCTGCTCCCTCACTTTCTGCAGTTTATCAACGCCGCGGATGGCAAAACGCGGGTTGAATTTGTTCAGCTCGACCAGCTCTTCGTCGTCGACCTCGATCTTGATGTACGCGATATTGACGGCCACCGACGCGTTCATAGGGTTGGCGGGGTTCAGGGTGCCGGGGTCGAGGGTGGCGCACTTGCCGCGGACCACGACCCGCATACTGCGGAAATTCGTGGCCATCTGGTCGTTCATCACCTGCTGGGAGGCCCGCAGGGTCAGTGCCACGCCGTTGGGGTCCATCAGGTCGATGGACTCACCGTCCAGCAGCCGGAACGGAATCTCCAACTGCATATTGGAGAAGTGCCCCACGGCGGGGTCGTCGAACTCGCCCAGGATGCCCGCGCCGCTGACGGTCTCGGCCATCGACTCAAAGGGCGGCAGAGTAGTCTCTGCGCCTACGCCGATCAGCCGGCCGCCCTGATTGTCGTTGTAGACGTTGTAGTTGTTGATCTTGCTGGGGATGGGTCTCTGACTCATGCGGCTTCACCTCCGGTCAGGGCGGTCTCCAGCGCGGAGACGTCGTACTCGTTGATGTTCTCGATGAACTCTGCAGGAATATAGGGTGCAAGGAACGTGTGGGTGGTCAAATGACCGTCCAGCAGGCTGGTGGTGGGGTTCTCATCAGCGCGGAACTCGGTCTTGTAGCCCGCGCAGTAGTCCCGCGCCACATAACCGTTGCCCTTGATGTTCTGGCTGTCGATGACCGACTGGATCAGCCGGCGGTTACCGGGGTCATCGACCTTCTGGAAATAGGTCAGGATGAAGTTGTTCGCGTCCCAGTTGAAGAAACGCCGCACCGCAAGCCACCGGTCCTTCGGGTCGGTGGTAGACGGATAGGCGGCGGTATTGTTGCCCCAGGACCGCCAGCCGTTGACATTGATGGCAGTGACGATGCCATTGGCATTCAGGGTATCGTTGGCCTGCTGCTGGTCCAGCAGCACCTCGGTGCCGTCGTGCAATACAGTACCAGTGCAGCGCAGCGCCTTGTTGGAGGGGCTTGCATAGGGCACATCTTCGTGGGTGCTGTCGGTGTAGGCGGTCAGTGCACCAAAAGCGGCGGAGTAATAGTAGCGTTTGTCGCCAATGGCGATCATCGGCCACAATGCCGCCGCAAAAGCAGATGTAACGCCCAGCTTTTCCTTGGCGGTTTTGACGCCGCTGTAGACCGCTGCGCCGTTCTCCTCTGCGTCGGTGGAGATGTCGATATAGGTCACCGCGCGGAACACGCCATTGATGCCCTCGGTCTTGGCCTGGAGAGCCGCTGCCACTACGGGCTGCTGACTCCAGCCGGGGGCAAGGAGGATGCCGGCGGTCATGCCCAGGCGGGGATAAATCTGTCGGATCAACTCGATGCCGGTCTCCTGGCCGGTCAGCGCATCCACACCGCCCACAATGTCGGCGACGGTGACGCCGTCCGGCTTGAGACTCTTGCTGGACACCTTGAGGGTAGCCGCTTCCGCTGCCGTGTCGTCCAGAACAACGATATGGACAGAGCCGTCGTCCGCATGGCTGGCCAGGTAATCCTCGCCAGCGACCAGGGGCGTTTCTGCATTCTTCACCACGAGTGTGTTCAGCAGCACATAGGGCTTGTCGTACCGTAGGGTGCCGTCGGCCTGGACAGTGACTTCTTCTTCCGCGTTGGCGGTGGTGTGGGTGGACTTGTTGGGGTCCAGCACATTGACCAGGATGATCGGCGCCACGTTGAAAACACGGAAGCAGTAGTCCATGCTCTGGCACAGGGTGAAGTTCTTGAAGTCATCCGAGTACCCAAAGTTATTCTGGCACTCAGCGAAGGAGTAGCACAGAATGGGCTTGTTGACGGCGGCTGCAGGATCGTCCAGCATATGGATAGGTGCAGTCCCAAAAACGACCTGTAAGGCAGCGTCGCTCTCTACAGGAACAGTGAGGCTGGTTGCCTGTTCGGTCACGCTTACGCCATGATTATAGGGCATGGTTACACCTCCTGCTTGGTCTTCTCGGCCAGGCCGGCCTGTACGCGCTTATAGAGCGTGTAGATACGGCCGTACTTGTACGCGATCTGCTTTCTGGCGTCGGGCAGCCGCTCCAGCGGCAGCACCAGGCCGGCGACGGCCCGGTCCTCTGCGGCCAGAGCGGCCAGCCCAGGGGTAAGTCCGTTGGTGTAGCAGGTCCACTGCTGCGCCACACCGCGGATGGTGGGGCCGCAGTAGACCAGGGTGCCGCCGGACGCTTCGGCAGCCTGTTTGGTCTTGTTCATGTGTAATAGTCCTCCGTTCTAAAGGCCGGGACGTCGAATTTGAGGGTCATTTTTCCGGTGTAATAGGGCCGGGCGAGGGCTGTCTCCCACTCCAGCGGGAACTTGAACCACCAGGAGCCTCCCTCGGTGCCCGAGGTGCCAGGCTTGATCTGCACCGCCGGGTTGCGGGCGTACCGCCCGTAGATCGTCTGGATGATGTGCATCACGCCGCGGTAGCCCTGGCGGTCAGACCCCGGATTCGGGTGGCCGTCATTATACAGGCAGATATGGAGCGTGACGCTGACCTCCTGGGCGCTGTTCACGTCCGCAATCTTGCCGCCGGAAATGTAGACCTGGATGCAGGGTTCGGGGATGTCCCCGGCCCGGGTCGTCTCATCGTAGCCGGTGGGCGCAGGCAGGTCCTGCGGGATGATGCGCAGCGGCCGCTGGTCCCCCGCAGAGCTGGCAAAAAGTTCGCCATCAAAGAGCCGTTCCAGGTCCTCTTTGATGGCGTCCTCCAAAAAGTCGATGGTCACTTAGCACCTCCATTCGCCTTGAGCGCCTTTGCGATCCGCTTGTCGATCTCAGCTTCGAGGGTGCGGTACAGCAGCACGCGGGCGCTCTCCTGCACCTGCTCGTTCGCCATCATGCTAGGCACGGCCGGGCCGAGCAGCTTTTTGATGCGGGTCAGGTCGGGCCACTGTCCTTTGTGCGGATAGCCGTACCGCTCGATGCGGCGGCGAGCGCCGTCCATCGAGTAGGTCTGCCCGATCTGCCGCTGCACGATGGCCCGGTGGCCGCTGGAAAACTGGGTGATAAAGGCCGGCGCGCCGCCGCGCTCCAGCGGCTTCATGCCGCCGGAACGCAGCACCTTGGCCCGCGCGCCCGCGCTGGACGGCTGTACCAGGAAGTCCATCAGGTCGTTGACCGGCCCGCGGGAGCAGATCACCGCCTCGATGGTGCCGGGCTTTGCGGTCTGCAGACGCGGGGCGCCCTTGCTGCGGGACCGCAGGATGGCGTCGTCGATGGTGTAGACTTCGGCCACGTCCTCGGTGAGCTGTTTGCGCACCTTGCGGGCCGCCGCATTGATCGACAGCCGCAGCACGTCGGGGGCCTCAAAGGCCAGTTTTTCAAGCCGCTGGCCGATGCGGACGATCTCGTCGTTGGTATCGACTTCCAGGTGGATCATGTCCTCACCGCCTCGATCTCAATGGAAAGGATCCCCGCCTCGTCGTCGGCCTGCTGCACATAGTAGTCGCGGCCGTCAAGGTTCAGGCGCTTGCCCGGCATGGGGCGGCCGCCGTAGTCCACGGTGGCCACAAAGATCAGTTTGCGCGCCCGGTACATCCCGTCGGGGAAGATGCCGCCGCGGGCTGCATCCCGCTCCAGCAGGGCGTTGTCGTCCACCACCACGTCCATTTCCCGGCCGTCGATGGTATGCCTGTCGGCAAACTCCATCGGGTTGAGAAAGACGTTGTGGACGTCGGCAGCGACACAGTCCTTGAAAGAAAACGCGCCCATCCTTAACCCAGCAGTTTGACAAGGACGGTGGTATCGGCGGATTCTGCCGCAGCGACGGCCCAGCCCGCCGGGATGTTGGCGGGTTCGGTGCCCGCGGCGGTGGAAATATTCTCGTCGGCCACGACCCAGTACAGGGCCTGACCCAGGGTGACGGCGCCGGTGGCCTTGGGCATCTCAAAGACGCCGGTCACATGGACGGCGCCGGTCTCGCCGGCAGCGATGTCCGCGGCGGCCACGCCGATGCGAGTGGCCAGGTTCACGACGTCGCCGGCGGCGATCTTGGCGGCGGCGGTATAGTCGATGGCTTCGCCTTTCTGCCAGTACTTTGCGCTCATGGTAGTGCCTCCTTACAGGGTGATTTTAGCGCCGGGGTTCTTCACTGCGCCGCGGTAGTCCACGACGGTGACGCCCCAGTCAAGCCAGATGTCCCACACATAGCCGAGCTGGCCGGGGGTCTCCATCCGGCGGATGGTCGGGGTCTCCTGGCCGTTGAGGTAGTCCACCTGGATGCAGCGGGCGTAGCTCGGGTCGGCGATGATGAACCAGGGCACGGTGCCTGTGCCGGCCAGGGTGTTCAGGGTGCCGTCCTCGATCACCTGGAGCTGGTTGCGGTACTGGTACAGCGCGTTGGCGGTGTGGCTGCCGATGCCGTCCACCTCGATCTGGGCGGTCTGGAGAATCTGCGCCAGGGTGAAGCCGTAGCCGACCGGCACCACGATGAAGCGGGGCTGCACGGTGATGCTGTCGCCGAAGGGGTCGGTCTGGCTCATCATCTTCAGGATCATGCCCTGGATGTTCTCGATGGAGGGCGCTGCGCCGGAGGCCACAAGGTTGCCGTGGTCCGCGTGGAACAGGGCCTTGTCGTCGAAGATGGTGGGGTTCGAGTACAGGATGGAATAGACCTGCTTGTTGATGGTCCGCTTGGCGCTGGCGGCATACATGCCGGGCACCTGGGTGATGAAGCCGATGTCGTCGTTGATGAACGCCTCGCGGGTCATCGAGAACTGGCGGCCGTAGGTGCTGATCTTGCGCTGGGGCAGCAGGTCGGTCTTGGGGGTGTCGTGCTTGAGTTCGCCGCCCTCACCGACGGGCAGGAACTCGCCGGCGCCGCCCGCCAGATACTCATGGTCCTTGGTGGGCTTGAAGTCGGTGACGCTGCCCTTGGTGGTCCAGAGCTGGAAGGTGGTGGGCACGGCCTGATACCGCTGCACGATGGCCTTGCGGATGGTGTTGTCCAGGATGGCGGGGAAGGCGGCGGTGGGGTTGAAGAACTGCCGCTGCGCCATCCCCCACAGGTCGTCCTTGGACATCCGCATCAGCGAGGCGGTGGTGCCCAGGCCCTCGCGCGCCATGCACTCGATGGCCAGGTCGCGCAGGGACAGCCCGCGCATCTGCTCGGCGCCGGCGGCGGGGCTGGCGGTTCTGATGCCGCTGCGCAGCAGCATGGCGTCCGAGGCGGCGGCGCGGAAATTGTCCTCGTCGCTGCCGCTTTCAGACATCCGAGCGCCCACAGGGCCATGGTGCTGGATCAGAAAATCCACCGCAGCTCTGCGGACGTCCTCCACGCTGGAGCCGTCCTGGATGTAGCCGGCGGGGTCCATGCCGGTCTGCCGGCACAGGTTGATGATGTCGCTCATCCGGCGGCGCTCGTTTTCCACAGCGCGCTGCGCCTCTGCCGCGGCGTCCTGGCTGGGCGCGGCCCCGTCCTCGCCGCGGGTGCCGTCGCCGTCGATGACAGCCTGGCAGCGGTCGAATTCAGCCTGTTCGTCCGCAGTCAGGCCGCGGCCCTCGCTGCGGGCAAGGTTGACCAGCTCCTGCTGACGGGCAAGTGCTTCCTGTCTAGTGTTCATGTTTACCTCCAGAGAGTTTGTTCTGGTTGATCTTGATCTGCCGCTCCCACAGAGCGAGGGCGGCAGCTCCGTCTTCTTCGGACCGGCCGACGCCCACGGTGGCGTCTGCCGGCACAGACACGATGGAAACTTCCATCGGCGTCCATTTCCGGGCGATCTGGCAGGGGCCGGTGAAGCGGCCGTCCTGCGACTTCTTGCCGGGGGCCACCTCCTCCCAGACATCGACGCGGTACCGCACCGACGTGGTCTTCAGGGTGCCGGACCGGACCTTCTCGAAGATGCACTCGGCGTCCTCGTCGGTGTCGAACTCCACCTCGGCCATGCCGCGGTTGTTTTCGACCCAGGCCCGGACCACCCTGCCGACCACCCGGTCCACATCGTGGTTAAAAAGCAGCACCCCCACCTCGTTCAGCCGGGCAAGGTCCACGGCGTCCCCCGCGTGGTCGAGAATTTCAGGGCCGAACCACCGCTGGTACGGTTCCTCGCTGGAAAAGCTGAGGATGCGCCGGCGGCTGTCCTGCCCGTCCTCCTCGCGGGCCAGGAACTGGCCCATGCTGCGGGTGGCGCGGTCTTTATTCCTCGGCTCCTTCGGGGTCGTCGCTTTGCTGGGCTGCGATCTGTGCGCCATTTCCAAAAATCACCTCCTCCATGTTCACGCCCCTTTCGCGGCCGTAGGCCAGCACCTCGGCAGTCTCGTCCACCGCCTGCCGCCAGTCTTTGCCGCGCTCGGCGCAGATGTCCTGATAGGTTTTCTGCCCGGACTGCAGCGCAGTCTGACCGGCAGAGCTTTCTTTGGCCGGGTCGATCCACTTCTTGGGCGACTTGACCCAGGCGTGCGCCAGGTACTCGGCCTTTCTATCCCAGAAGCCGGGCAGATCGAGCAGCCCGGCGAGATAGCACGAAATGACAAACTGTTCATACACCTCGGTCATGAACTCCTGCAGAAGTTCCACTTCCTCGGCGTAGGTGTCCTCGTCCTCGATGGCGTTCTGCCGTGCGGACGAATAGGTCGAGCCTTTCATGTCGCGGGACACGGCCTCGTAGCTGAGGCCCTGCCCGGCGCCGATCAGGCTCTGCTGGGTGCGCAGGAAGGCGGTGGCGTCGGTGGCCGCGCTGTGCGGGTCGATCACCTGGGCCTCGTCGCCGGCGCCCATCTCCATCATCATGCCGGGGGACAGCCGCTTGCCGGCATAATCGACCCGCCCGTCGGGGCTGCGGCCGGCCGAGCGCCCGATGCCGCCCCCGGTGGGGATGGCCTTTTTGATGAGCACTGCCAGACAGGCGGCGATCCGTTCCTTAACCGAGACGGCGTTGATAAACTCGTTGACGTCCCGGATGCGGGTCAGGGTGTGGGCCATGTCCGAAATTTCCCGAATCTGGCTGGGCCGCCGCTTGGAGTACAGGAAGTAGGCGTCCTTGGCGTCCACATAGACGGATTCCATCATCCGCCAGCCCTCGATGTCGTACTGCTGTATCCAGTAGCCCACCGGCCTGCGCCAGGCGTTGTACTCGATGCCGCCCACCACACGGTTCCCGCGGCGGCGCGGTTCGGTGCGGCTCACGTCCAGTTCGTCCACCTCGATGGCCTGGAGCTTGAAGGGCACCAAGCCGCCGGAGGTGTGCCGGAACAGGAACAGGATGCCGCCGTCCACCTTTTTGCGCTCCACCGCCATGCGGAGGATCTGGGTGAAGGACTGTTCGCCGGTGACGTCGCAGTTGCGGGCCTTGCACCACTGCCGCCACAGGTTTTCGATGCGCCGGTTGAGATCATCGTCGCCCGTATTCGCCCGCAGGGTATAGCCCTTGCCCACCACATTGCGCTTGTAGGCCAGGACGATGGCCTGCAGGATGTCGCTGTTGCGCTCCAGATCGCGCGCCCTGGCCCGGATCACGTCCCGGCTGAACCGGTCGGTGGTCTCGGCGCTCTCGTTGACGGCGGCCCAGTGGGAGTTGATGCAGCCGTACCCGGCGGCATCGTAGTGGCGCAGGGCGTCATAGCTCTGCCGCCAGGCCTCCCGCTTGTAGGCCCACTGCGGGGACACGGCGGCGATCATATCGTCGAGAAAGCCCACCCCCATCACCTCCCGTCAAAAAAGGCCACATAGGTGCGGCCCAGCAGCGGCCCGCTGTCGTCGTCGGCAATCTGGGCTTCCAGGTCGTCCCGCAGGGATTTGAGCATGGCGAGGTCGGCCCGCGTCAGCGACCGGCTGCCGATCTTGTAGGACTGGCCGCCGACCAGGATGGTCTTGATCGCCGCATTGACCTGCCCCAGCAGCTCGGTTTTATCTTTGGTCGTGTTTTTCATGGGGCCTCCTCAGATCCAGTTTTCGTTTTCCCTGATCCAATCTTCTTCGGGCGCGGGCTGATGGCGCTGCGCCGGCGCAGCGGCCGGCGGCGTTTGTGCAGCCGCTGCGGCATCGTCCCACAGGTAGAGCGAGCGCACCTCCATGATGTCGGCGGCGGCCGCTGCATAGACCTCACAATCCAGGTAGTGGTTGTCGGCGTGGGAGGATTTTACCGCCCACCGCTGCACCTCTCTGCCGTTGACCCGCTCGGTGACCTTGTGCTCGGACGTGACCTGCTCGGCGTAGTCGAGGTCGCAGTCCTTGTGAACCATCCACGACCCGCTGCCGTTCGGGCGGCGCATCCGGGCGGCGATCATGTCCTTGTACTTGCCGCCGTCCACCAGGATGAGCTGCAGGCCGTTGGCCCGGCTGCCGGCCTTGTCCACGGTGGAGATGCGGTAATGCCCCTGCAGGTTGGACACGCCCTTGCAGGGCCGCACCCACTCGGTGTTGGCGATGCAGAAATTGTAGACGGCGTCGGTCTGGTCGCCGCTGTCCATCAGGGCGAGGTCTACCATCATGGACCCGCCGTCCGGGGCGCGGAACTCGGTGTTCATGATCCGCTCGACCTCGTCCATCGAGAGGGCCTGCCCGTGCGCCACGTTCTGGCTGGTCATGTAGTCGCCCCAGGCCCGGATGGTCCAGTACAGGCAGTTTTCCTGCACGTCGATGCCGCCGGTCAGTAGCTTGGCCCAGGCAGGCAGCTCCCAGGCCGGCAGGGCGGTCTGGCGCTCCATCACCATCTCGGCGTTGGTCCTGAGCTTGGTATCCTCCCACGGTTCGGCCAGCCACGAATTGACAAAGTTGTGCAGCAGGTCGGGGTCGTCCTTTGACTTCATGAACTCCCGCGCGATGTCCGAGAAGGAGGTGAACGGGGAATAAAGGGTGTTCATCCAGTAGGCCACGCTCTTGGGCGTCTGCGCGTCCTGCCGGACGTACTGCCACCGGCCGGCGCGCAGCATGGCGCCCTTGTCCCGGTCGGTGATGATGCAGCCGCACTCCTGGCACAGGTAGGTGGTCATGTCGGCGCGCTTTGCCCGGTCGGGCACGTCGTCCTTGCTGGGCCATTTGAGCTGCGCGAATTTCAGCTCGATGTACCTGCCGCAGTGCGGGCAGGGCACGAAATAGTGCTTTTCGGCGTCCGCCTCCTCTTTGGCCTTCCAGATGGGGCCGGTCTTGAGGGTGGGCGTGGACGCCATGAAGATCTTGCGGTTGAAGATGTAGGTCTTGGTGCGCTCGATGGCCAGGGAGATGGGGTCGGCCTCGCGCTTGGTCGCCCCGGGGTACTTGTCCACCTCATCGAGGAACAGGTACCGAATGGGGGTGGACGCCAGGTCGGCCGGACTGTTGGCGCCGGTCAGATAGACGGTCATGTCCCGGAATTTCTGCGCGAGGACCTTGCTCTCATGCTCCCTGTACTTTGCCCGCAGCGGCTTGCACTGGCGGAACATCGGCCCCAGCTTTGCTTCGACGGTCCGCTCGGCCAGCTCGTCGGAGGGATAGACGATCATGGCCGGCGCCGGGTCCTGGTCGATGGCGCTGCCCAGAGCGTTCTCCATGGCCGACGTGCCGCCCACCTGGGTGGGCTTGACAAAGACGATCCGCTCGGTGGCGTCGTCGCTGAAGGCGTCCATGATCTCGGTCAGGTAAGGGGTAAGAGCGTTGCGCCAGGGGCCTGAAATGGAGTTGCTGTCCGGGAGGATGCGGTTTTTCTCGGCCCACGCGGACACGCTCAGCCGCTCCCGCGGGCGCAGCAGTTCAACGGCGGGGGCCATCCAGGCCGGCAAATCATAGGGCTTTACCGCAGGGCGACGGCTCACGCCTTCATCCCGCCCTGGTCGTCACCTTTCAGCCGCATCCCATCCACAAAGGCATTCAGCATGGTATCCAGCTCCTTTCGCAGCGACCGCTGCGTACTTCTCACGGTGGTTGCGTCCACATAGCCGGTCAGCATGCCGGCCAGGCGCGAGGTCATGCCGTAGGCGAATTTTTTGAAGTTCGCCATAAAGTCGGACAGTTCATCCGCCGCCTGGCTGACCTCAATGTACTCGCCCTTTTCAATGGCCGTTTTCAGCTTGTGCAGCTCGGCCTGGCTGTTTTTCAGGGCGATTTCGGCCCGCAGCTTCTGCTCTTTGAGTTCGGCCTCTTTGTCCGTTTTGCTGCGCCCGTAGGCCTTGTCGGACAGATAGGCCGTGTACTTCTGCACCGTCGGCACAAGATCATACCGGCGTCCGTCCGGGGTGTCGGTGGTCGGCAGGACGCCCTCCTGGGTGAGCTGCTGGATGCGCCGCACGCTCACTCCGAACAGGTCCGCCACAACCTCCACACGGTAGAGTCCACCGGCAAACGCCTTTCCATTTTCAACGTTTCTCATGCTGTCACTTCATTCCGCAAAGTTAGTTGTAACGAAGGGTGAATTTTGTTGAAATTTTTTCGCAGAAAAGCATCGGGCCTTCCGTGCCCCGCAGGGCCAATCCCTCCAGGAAGGACCCATAAAAAACAAAATTGCGCGGAACCTTGCCACCGCGCCCTAGCCCGGATGCGCCCCACTTGTCGATCAGTGTCCCCAGCGCGGTGGTGATCTGTGCAGGCGTGGCCTCCCGCAGCTTCTCTTCGTCGTTCAGGATGGTCAAACCTTTGCCGATGATCTCGCACACAAGCCCGCGCTGGCTTTCCATGTATGCGAGGATATCGGCGGTGTTTTCGGCCTTTTTTTGTTGCAGCTTACGTCCAATTTCTGTATCAGACGTGACTATATTTTTTACAGTCTGTCTTGATACGCCATGGATTTTTGCGACGGCGTTATAGCTCCCCAGCTCAAGATAATCAGCGACTATTTTCTTTTTCTGTTTGTCTGTAAGCCGGTTTGCCATATTCACCACCTCTCAAAACAAAAATAAAACGCGAGGTTAATTATTGGGAGCCATGGGAATCCAATTCTAACACCATTTCACGCTCGCGATCGGACAACTGCCATACATGCGCGGCAGCACGTTCAGCGGCAGCACGTTCAGCGGCAGCACGTTCAGCGGCCTTCTGACTACTCACCAGAAGCCCTCCTCCATAGACAGTCTTTCCGGCTCCCCGCTGGGCGTCCAACTTTGATATAGCGCAGCACTCGCCGCGCCGAACGGAAAAGTCGATTCCGTACTTAGCGTACCGCTGCAGCATGGCAGCGGTTACTACGTTATATGGGTATACGTATTTCGGCAGTTCCCGGACGGTCTCACGCCGGATCTCTTCCACGGCCCGGTTAATTCTTCGAGATAATTCCGGCGCGGTCTGAGCGACAATATCTCCGCCGAAGCTCGTAACAAAGCTCGTCCGGACATTGGCGCCGTTTTCGTACACAATGTTTGCGTCGCAGACGATATGGTTCATCCTCATTACCACATCTCGGCCGGAAAAAGCTGTCAGGCTTGGAGCAAACAAGAAAAACGGGATTTCCCGGTCTAAGTAGAACTTGCAGATCCTGGATAGGATAGAGAACGGCGGGTTGTCCAGCACTACGCATCCAGGATGGTATTCCGCCCGTTCGTAGTCCCCGCCCGGATAAAAAGGCCGCAGGATGGTATCCGGGTTGATACCGTAAGTCTCGCAGGCCCAGTCTTTCACAACCTCGTATACCAGCGGCGGCGTATAGCAGTCATCCGTGGTCTTTTTGGGTTTGAATTTTTCCACAAACGCGTCGTATTCCGGATTATCCGAAAACATTTCAAGTTGACTGTTCATTTCTGCCTCTCCACCTCATGTATCGATTACAAAAAATACAGGCGCACAGGCTTTTTACGGCCTTCCGGGGCCTCCGACCTGGGCGGGCGCGAAGGGGGACGCCCGCAGCTCCCGGCGGCGGCCAAAGCAAGAAATGCCAAGAATCTTCGGCCCGCCATGCGCTTTGTGGAACCGGTACGGGGTCCCGGCTAAATGGTGCAGCCGTCCGGACTTGAACCGGAACAGGGGAAAATCAGGAGGTGCAGAAAATGACCGAAACTCAAAACCCATCCGTGCAGCAAAAGCCCTGTATCCCAACGATCAGCCACATGAAAAAGCCCCCGGTCAGTGGGGGCTTGCCCGTGAGCTGGGCTGCTGCCGGAGCACTTACCCGCCTCCGGCTGCGGGGTGTATGGTGACAGCGTTTGCGCTGGACCAAAAGAGCCGCCGGCAAGGGGATGCTCCCCCGCCTGCGACTCTCGATGGTATCATTTTACCACATCTTTTTGGCTCTAAACGGTCATTCGTCCAGAAGCCCAAAGTTTTTTGCCACCTGAAGGATCAGATCGCGGTTCCACCGCAAGGCAGTCTTTTCGGAAACGTGGATCGCATTCGCCGCGCCGAAAATAGTGTGTGAGCGCTGCCAATAGTATAGTTTCACAAGATTCATTCGTTCTCTGCCGCTGGGCAGGCTTTCAGTGGTGCGGATGGCTGCCCGCACGGCTTCCAGCTCGCGGCGGTTGACCTCCGGCAGGGTGCGCAATGCGGCGTTTGCCACAGGATCGGACCGTCCGCCGTGGCCGCCAGGCGCGCCGCCATAGTTCGGGGTAACGGCGGTGGTGTGCAGGTCCGCTTCCCTGTTGCACAGCTCCGGGTAGCGCCGGATCATCCCCTTGACGTAGGGCCACCAGTCATACCGTGGGGTGCTCATTCAGTTTCCTCCTTTCGATCGCTTCCAGCCCTTGCTTGTGGATTTTTGACCACGCGTCGTTAAACCATGTTTCCCACCTGCTGCATATCTTGGTATTGCAATATGCAAATTGCGCGCACTCCACAAACGGGCAGGAAAAGTCTTGCGGTATTTTTGTTATCTGGCTCATGGGTTGCCCTCCAATCTGGCCCGACACTCGTCCGCCTTGCCGGTGATGTACTCCGCATACTCGGCTATGTTCATGCCGCTTTCCTCGGCTCCGCAAATAATACTTGTCATTTCCTCTGTGACGTCTAAGAGGCCCTGTATTTGCTTTTCGTTAAGTTCCAGGGTCGCGACCTTGTTGTTGATCAAAACGGGCCACAGGACGCTGTAAGCCTCCCGTGCGACGCGCCAGCCCTTTATCTGCTGACACTTTGCGCATTCCAAACACTTTTTACCCATGGTCAGTCCTCCATCTTGGCCTTAGCTTTCATTCTTTTGTATTCCTTTCATTTTCTAATTTTGATATTTCATATCCCTTGCATTTGTATCCTCTTCTATAGCATGATGCAATGGAACATTTATGAACGCCCATAGCTTCACATGCTTCTTTTTCTGAATTGAACACCAATCTTTCATCCGATTTTGAAAGAACATATTTAACTTTACGTCTTTCGTGCAACTTTTTTATATTCTGTGGATTTCTTGCGTTAGCTTCTGATATATTTATTGACATAGGGACAAAACAACACGTTTCAGGACTATATATTTTTTCTCCTTTTGAAAATATATCTTTATCTAATGACATCTTTCCATTGTTTGTCCATTCTTTGTAACCATTCAACTTCTGAATGTCTTCATAAAATTTGGATAAATAAAACCATCTGTCACAAACAATGCAATTCTTATAGGAACTTCCTCTATCTCTTTTTATTTGCGCATCATCGTAGCATCTGCGCAACATATCAAACCACAGCATATAAACTTTTTTATTCTCTGGGTTTTTTGTCCATCCCGATTCCATGTCATTTATTCCACCGTATTTATTTTTTGGCATAATTTTCACCATTTTTGTTTTCCATAAAACTTCCGCAGTGGGGGCAATAATTGCTCTTCGTCCATGCTCTACGTTCGCATCTGCTGCAAAAAACTGAAAGCAAACTCAAGTATTTGACAACGTCAGGCCCATCTACCGTTTCTTTTTCCCAGTGTCCCCTGGGCCGCAGGCTCTCGGGGTCAATGGTAGGGGCTTCTCGAATTTCTTCAAGGCAAGCCGCAATGCCATCGCCTTCTGAGCCTTGGTATATGTCGTTCGTTATGTCCTTAGAAATTTCATTTAACCAGTGAAGAAACTTATTTTCTATCTGACTAGCGTCAATCAACCTTTGTTTCATTTTTCATCATCTCTCAGAATGCCTGTATAAATTTGGCTGCTTCTTCCTCCATCATCCGTGCACCACAAAGTGGGCAGTAATTGTAAACACGAATCCATTCCGGGAAAACCGATTTGCAATTTGTGCAGACACATCGAGACGAAAACGGTTCTTTCACCCACTTTCCATGTGGCCGCAGGCTCTCGGGGTCAATGATGGGCTGCCGGTCGATGATCTCCGCCGCTGCCGCCGCATGGCAGACCCCACCAAAATTCAGGTTGAAGTCTTTTTTCAGTTCGTCCGCGTCAATCAATCTCATATTTCAGCGCCTCCAATTTATCCAAATCGCCAGATAACACCAATGCAACCGCCTCGCAAAGGATTCCCATTTTAACACGCTCTAAGTTGTCCCAACTTAAATC